TGCATCGTTCTCATAAACATTGGTCCATCTCTGGATCTGTTCCGGGGATAACTGGTCCGACTCCTGCAGCTCGTTCAGCTGTCTGTCGTTCAGCTTTTGCCCTTTCAGCCACATCTCAGTGACCTTAGTGTTAGTCTCGCTATGCCTTACGTTCCTCATCTGCTGTATCTCGCTGAAGAACCTGTCTATCTCCTTCTGGTAACCGTTGCCGTCATCGACCGTCATCTCACCTTGTGCAACCTTATCAAGGATGGCCTGCTTAGCGTCATCCCATCCATATATGCCCTCTTGATCATAGACTGCCTTGGCAAACCCCTGTGCCTTAGAGACAAGGGCTTCTGCATGCACCGTCTTCTCCAGCTTCAGCGCGTCTTCCGGCATTAGCTGTTCCCTTACGGCATAGAAATACTGCTCTGCCTTGATGGGGTCTTTCTCTATTTGCGCCGTGACTATAGCGCTCTGGAACTTGCTTCTGAGCGCATCAACGGCAATGCCTATTGACACTTCGTCAGCACCCTTCATGCGGTCTATAACTGCCTGCTGTGCCGTCTCAAAGTTGGCGGCGAATGATTCCGGTGTGGGATTGGCCACAACCTGAGCAAGTGAAGAATCAACGGCCTTTTCAAAGGTCTGCTGTGAATATGCTTCCATCTGTTTTGCCTCCCACACGGAAGCGTCCTTCTCGGCAGATTCCCTGTGACTCATTATCATCTGCTGGAACTTAGATTTCATTTCATCGGTTCTGAGAGTCTTGCCTACCCTCTCTGTAAGTTCGTTGAGATAACCTCTCGTCTCCTCGTACAGGCCGCTTGCATTGTTCAGTTTCCGGTTGACCTTCGCGCCCTTCTCAGGATCATTCCAGTACGAGTTGACATACCCCCTCCACTCATCTATTGCATTGAGGATGTCGGCGCTGTCCTTGTCATCCTGCATCTTCTGCAGCCTTGCAGACAGCCCAAAGAGTATCTCTCCGCTCGACTGGACGGCCTTGGCTGCTGTACGAGAGGCAAGAGCAGATGCCCTTGCTGCGTTCTCCTGCAGACGTACGCTCTGCATGCCCTGTGCCTGTACCAGTTTGTCTCCTGCCTGCTGAAGATCTATCGCCCTGCCCTGATTGCGTATGCCTGCCTCAGAGACAGCTTTCTGCGCCTCTATCGCTGTACCGTCAGGCTGATTGGCCTTGATCGCAGTTGAGAGGCTGTCTGTGTCCATCGGTGTCCCGGTGCGTACCGGCTGCAGTGCTTCTTCCTGGACCTTTCTGTTGTATCCTCTTACTGTCGGCATTAGACCAACCCCCACTTCTTAGGCGAATAGAGGAACCCTTCACCGTATGAATCGACCCTCTTGGTGTCTTTAGACGGCAGGAACTGTCCCAGTGCCGCCTCGTTTATCTTGATGTCTGTATCCAGTCCCATCCCAAAAGACATCGCGTCCCAACTGTCGTTTATCTGTGGAAGCCCACCATAGCTTGCTGTTGGCATCGCTGCCGGCTGAGGCTGCTGTCTGTTGCTCATAAATGTGCCTACCGCAGGCGCAAGAGTACCCAATAGGCCTCCTATAGCCTGTGCGTTCGCAGCATCTCTTGCTATATTGCCTAGCTGAGAGTACATTGCGCCCTGCGCCTTGTAGGCTTTAGCCGTTATCTGCCCGCTCTGTATAGCTATCTCTGCCAAAGCACGGTATGCCTCTGCACCCGCATCTCCGCTCTTTAACGACATAGCGCCCAGCTGTTCCATGATCCCTGCGGCCTTGCCCAACATATCGGCACTTCTGACCATGCCCTCTGCCGCCGCTTTATAGTTGTCGCTCTCAAGTTCGCGGATCTCAGCCACCATCCACATGTTCTGCTGCTGCATAAGCAACTGCCACCTGTTCTTCTGAGCTGTCATCCTGAGCGCAGCCGCGTCACTCTCTATCCCCTCGTCTGTTTCCCTGAGGATGTCAAGCGCCGTACCTGACGCAACATCTGTGCCTCCTGCTGCTATTGATGCCCTCTGAGTGCCTCTGAACTTTTGCCCTTCTTCACGCAGCTTTGCTTCTGCCTCTGCGCCCTGTCGCACGACATCGAGTGCGGAAACTCCCAATATGGAGGCATTGCGCATGGTATAAGACTTCTCAAGAAGCTTCATTGCAGACTCTGCTTCGTATACAGCAGCCTGCCCCTTCTTGCCCTCTTGCTCTATCTGATACTTGGCTGCAGCAGCATCATAAGATGCCTTCTCTGCCTGTGCCTGCATGATCATATTCAGAGCGCCTATCTTATACTGGTTAGACATCGAGCTTGCCTGCAGCAATGCCTGTGCCGCTTCTGCGTTGGATTGCCCCTGCAGTGCCTGGTACTGCCCCTGAGCGGCTATGCCCTGTGCCTGTGCGCCATAATAAGAACTCATGCCGGAGCTTATCGAACCCAACAGACCGATGCCGCCGCCGCTGCTAAATCCTTGTGCCAGTGAACCCATTTGCTATCCCCCCCAGCATCTGTGCCATGCAATACGGATAAATGACGTACCGCTTACCGGATGGACCGCCATTTCAACTTGCCTGAAGCCTCCGAAAGAGGCCAGTTTATAAAGTTCAGACATGTAATCTGCCACCCATATTGTTAAGAAGTCATACCCCTTCTTTATCTCGTTGAGAAAGATAGGAGCGCACTTCCGTGCTATCTCAAACTTATACTGCGTTGCCATCTCCGTAGAGAACAGATAAGGGATGCCGCCCTTGCCGTCCATGATCCCCAACCTTTGGGACATGGCAGAATTTGATGGCAGGTCAGCCACCCCTGCCATCACCAATACCCTTCCGTCCTTTGTGAGGTATGAAAACCTCTTTTTGGCTGTGCTGTAAGAGAACCTTACCGCTTCATCGAGCATCATCTCATCCATATCCCGGATCTCTTTACTCTCTCTCGGACGTATCCTTGGGATAAGGCTGTTGAGATCGCATTCCTTTGATGTCACCATACGCCCCATCCCTTCGTACAGCACCTTGCGCCTAGCCACCCTGAGCCACCTCCGGGATAATGGCAAGGACATTCATTGGGAGCGGGTCTGTCTGACGCACACATACCCTGCCGTGGTAATCCCAGTTTGTCGGTACGACCAATTCATATATGCCGCTCACCAGTGGAAGCGCACTGCCATCCTGAGTACCGCTGTGTTCCTTTATCTTGATCATCTTGTCAAAGCTGACACCGTACTCCCCGCCCCTTGAATCTATAAGGCGCACAGACATCTGAGCTATCTTCTTCATTTTGCCCTGATAGCCTCCTCCTGTGTCTCTTCTGTTCTGATACTCAAGGTCAAGGGTCTGGAACTCCGATGAGTAACGCAGTCCGACATGCACCTTCTTTGCGGCATGAGCAAGTGTTATGCCCCCATCTACTACCTCTTGGTCAGGTTCAACATTACCATCTGCAAGGATACCAACCTCCATGCCTTCGAGATGGTCTAACCCGGACAGTGTTGTTACCGGGTCATCCCCCTCATACGACAGGCCGCTGTCAAGATAAAAGCTGTCCTCTGAACCACCTTCCATCTTCGGAGAAAGGCGCTCTATAAGCCTTTTGTTGTTACGGTTGACTACAAAATAAACGTCTGTCTGATTCTTGCCTGCGATACAGCAAATGGACTCAAACTTGCCCTGAGTCTCGTGCTTGTGCCAGCCTATAACTTCCTGCTCTTTAAGATATGAGCATCCAAGCATGGTTCCGTCATCGAGAATGCACCAGAGTATGGAATCCGGCCACCTCTGCCATCCTAAATCTATCACCTTGTTGTCTATGAAGAAATGCCGCGACAGTAACGACAGAGCCGTACTTGAATAGCTGTCGGCCTCCCATGAATACGCGAAGTCCCTGATCTCTTTATTGGTCTGCTGCACAAAGAATACTCTGTTAGCCAATACCTCCGGAGTCACAGGCGCGGATCCGTCATAACTCTGTGCCCTTGCGTTGAAATTAAGCGGAGTAATTACTCCATTATCGGAGCTGCTGATACGGAACTCAGTTCCGCTTGTGAGAACTATCAGCTCCGAGAGCGGCACCATGCTGAGAATCCTTGACACCTTCCGGGAGGTCAGTGTCCTTGTGATACCGTCATCGTCCTTGATCGGGCTTGATATGCCGAACTCATTGTATGCCCCTGTCTTTGACCCCCATATTGTCTGAGGCTGCGTCTTTGAGCCTCCCATAAAGAGGCGGTCCTGGAAGAAAGCGCCGCACCGGGGGTAACCATATGTATCCCCCCACGCAGGCTCACTCCAGAGCTTCGTGGGAGTGCCAAACTCACCTACAGCAGATGTCTGTATACCTTCTGCAACCTTTGCCGTTGTGACGCTTGTAATGCGCACAGAAGAGATCTTTGTCGCTGACTTGGAGTGCAGCTGTACCGTCATTGACGAGATTGGTATTGGAGGAGTGCCGTCAGGATCCCCGGCATTAGTTTTGATCGTATACGTGACCTGATACTCAGCAAAGTCCTCATCCTCGACCCCTGAGATAGCCAAATCCCTGTCTCTTTGTACGGTATACTTGCGCAGATCCTGCCATGGGCCTCCGTTGTACCGGCGCTGCACCGTGAGCGAACCTTCCCACCATTGGGATACCGTAGGACCCTGTCCTGTGGTTACCAGTTCCCACTCTCCCCAGATGCTCAGGGGGCCGAGAGTACCGGAAACATCGGTGCCTGACGTGACTGTATCCTTATCCTCAACCTCTGATACTCTCTGCCGCAGCCTAAACTCCTGTCCAACGTGCGACGCGACAAATGTGTCAGCAGAGGCAGTAAGTGTCACAGTTCCATCCATGTTCTTGGTTGGAGTTATCGTTACATCTGTTGTGTTTTCGTCCTGATATGGGCCTCCCACAGTCTGGAATACGGCCAGAGTCCAGTCATTATGATCCTTACGTGTCAGGGTATACGGAGGATAGCTGGGATGGAACAGCCACACAACGTCAGCACTCTGCACCCACGAGATCTCATCAAGATCTGCCTCTGCATAGGGAGAAACTATCTCATATATAGCATCGCCTGTAGTAAGGACTATGCCTGTAGGCAGCCACCAGCGGATATACTTATCACCAAACTCCATCGCATACGCCTGATCCTCGTCAGAGTTATACTCAAACGGTATCAGACGGCACTTCTTAGTCGCGTTCTTGGCTTCTCCGAGCAGGATAGTGCCGGTACGCCTTGATACGCCTCCGTAAACATGTACAATGAAATTCCGCAGACGAGCCAGTGCTGTCTGGTACCGACCTATATCGACCCTGCCGTATAATTCGGGAGTTATCTCACCTGTTGTGAATGATCCTTGGTAGACAGGTTTGGTCATCTCAGACTACCCCCTTGCGTCCAGCCATGATGTCGGCAGCTCAAAGTACCCGTGTGATTCTGACGCATCGGTTACAAGAGCAAGACCGAGTGCCTGCTGATACATGCTGTTGCAGTTCCCGGCTATGTCCTGTGACTTTGTAAGCGCAAGGGCTATTCTTGTCGCAAGCCCCCACGTGATAACTTCGACAAATGCCGATGGCCATAGCGATGCGTCTTCCACCCTTATTCTGCATTCAGCCCATGCGTTAGCTATATCTGTACAGATACGCCGCTTCTCCCCCAGCTGTACATCAAACAGCCTGTGGGACGGAGCCTGCTGCCCGTACTCTGTACCAAACTGTACGACCCGCTCCACGAACTTGCCTGACTCGTCCTGCACTGCCTCATACACCCTTTGCACATTGAGCGCGTTGACAGGATAGGCGTATATGTATGCCCACCCGGGGATGACAGAGACAGCATCGCGCACCAACATGATCTGCTGCTTGTTGAAGCCCCACGAATATGCCCCCTGCAGATAATCCCTCACATGAGCATAGAAATTGCCGCAAATACGTGCCTGCTGTGTCGCTTCTGTGAATGACACTATCGGCTCAACTCCGAGGTTAGCCAGTGCCATATTGCATATATTGATATCGGATGATACTGCCATTGCCAACACCACCTTGGAATAATATGTATCTGAATAAAGCCGAAGGGCAGGAGCATAAGCCCCCGCCCCGAATATCTGTTGCTTAAATTGCTACGTCCTTGGTGAGAAATGCTGTCATGTTCCCCGCGCTTACCGTGCCTGTCCAAAGCACTCTGAGATAGCGCTTGCACCCTTTAGGCAAACGGCCCTTGAAGATATTGCCTGTCGCTGTGCGGTTTGCCGCTCCGACCGAGAGCAGTTTGACTGCGCCGGAGAACTCGCTGTTATCGTCTGTCTCCAGATCAAATCCGAGAGTCCCTGTAGTGGCTGTGGTTACATTGACTATAAGCCAGAGTGCATTATAGGAATCTCCAGCAGCTCCCTGATCAACAACGTTAGTAGATGCGCCTGCTGCTGTCACAGGCTGTTTGTCTGCAAAAATAAGCTCTTTATCGAGTATCATTGTTTATCCCTCCTTAGTCCACGACTGCTTCTGTATCTTTTATCGCATCACATACACGGATCGGTATGCCGCGGTAGGTAGTTACAGGCTCTCCGTCCATCTGGCCCTGAGTCAGATAGACATTGGTCTTGACCTGAGCCTGCAGATCGAGATATGTCGCAACTGTGCTGTTGCAGTAGATAACCTTGCGTCCTGAGTACCTGTTGATCTTGTGGTACGCCATGGTCAGGTAGTCAAACAGTTTGGCTGCACTGGATGTGCCGAGTTTGGTCGTATCAATGTTGCAGATACGGACGTTCCTGCGCCAGTCGCGTACCGTAAGTCCGCAGTCCCACTGGTAATGGCTGCGGAAGCCCTGGAAATGCCCGCCTGCCCCATCATCAAGGGTCACTTCTCCGAGATCCTCATGCTTGAAGCCTGCGGTCGAACCCTTCGGGAAAATGCCGTGTGTTGCCAACTGGTCCCACGTCACGAACCACAGTGAGGTCTGCTTGTTAGAGGAATCTCCGAGTGCGCTGATCACGTTGGCTGCACTGTCAACTCCTGTCAGTTCGGCGTAACGTGGTGCGAGTCCGACAAACTTCTCGGGAGAAGTTTCATCGCCGTAAAAAAGGACATCTGCCATTGCCTGGTTCATAGCCTCCAGGAATGCCATGTCCTCGCCCAGCCTCCATGCCGCAGTGTTGTTGTTGATCTGGGCCAGCTTCTTATCAACCTCTGCGTATGCTTCAAGCATCGCGCAGTGGTCTGTTACTTGCTTTGTCGTACTCTTTGACGGCTGGACCCCATAGTTCAGCATCCTCCATGTGACGTTGGGAAGTCCCGTCCTTACCGTTGTAAGATGTCCGGTTGGCAGATTACCCTCAAGCCACAGCATGTCCTTAAGTATCGGGTTCTCTTTTGCAAGAAGCTCGATGATCTTCTGGATCTTGCCGTCAGGCTCAGACCTCTTGGCAAAATCCATTAATGTTGCTACATTTCCAATAACGCTCATATCACATACCCCCTATTTCATATTTGATTTATCGTAGAGAATCGACACAAGGTCTTTCTCGCCGACAACACTACCTTGTACATAAGCGCCCTCTGAGAGCGCCATCCCTGCTCTGTAAAGAAGCCTCAATATTGCCGGATTGCTTGACAGCCTTGCTTCACTGATTACCATCAGTGCATCTTCGCAACCTAGCTTAGTTGCAGCAGACCGCGCTATTTTCATCTTCTCTCCCAAGTCAGCACCACCAAGCTCTTCATCTGCGCGGACAGCCGCTTCCCACTTGCCAATCAGCTTCTGCGTTTCTGCTTCGACTGTCTTTGTCAGCGTTGCATCTTGTTTGAGAGCTAGATTGTTCTGCAGATCTATCAGCTTCTGTGCCTGCTCCTGCGTCAGCCCCATCTCCTTGAATGTGTCCTTCGCAAGAGTCATTATTTCTTCATCGACCTGCAGCTGCTCGGCGATCTTAAAATCACCGTATTCCACAGCCTTGTCTTCTGGCTTGTCATCCCCCGCTGGCTTCTCTGCGCCCTCCTTGTCAGCATCCGCTGTTCCGAGGAGTCCTGCCTTGTCTACGGCATCACCATCTCCACCCCCCTCTGTATCAACTTTTGACTGCTGTACTGCAGCAGTATCGTCTGCTGTTGCTGCCTGTCCTACTGTCGTGTTATCCGCTGCCTGCCCTACTTCCTGTCCT